CAGTTCACTAAACAAATCTCTAGTTTCAGGTGAACCAGAATCAGCATTCCAAGCATCATACCCGTACAACAACGTCACAGAGACACAATCTGGCCACGTCATGGAAGTTGATGACACCCCTAATGCAGAAAGATTACATGTTTATCACAAGAGTGGCACTTATGTCGAAATAAATAATCAAGGTAGACGAGTAGATAAGATAGTAGGGGATGGGTACGAGATTGTAATACAAGACAAGACAATGCACATCAAAGGCAATCTGAACATCTACGTAGACAACACAACTAACATAACAACAAATGACTATAATTTGACGGTAAATGGCACAGCAAGACTAAATTTTAATGGCGACTACAAAGTCTACTACGGCGCCGACAAATACGAACGACACGACGAAGGAATAGACTACTCGTGCCCATCCGACCCTCCAAGAACATCTAATACAAGCTGCGAGGATATTTAAAGTGGCAGTAGAATTAGCAGACAAGTACACACCCCTTGCAGCAAGACGAAGTGTAACATACAGAGACTTTGTAGAAACATTAGATATCAATCCAGATACAGGTGATCTTCTTGTCAGAACAGATGAGAATGACGTATCACGCACAATCCGGAACCTGATTCTAACAAACAGAGGTGAGCGTCTTTTTCAGCCTGACATTGGAAGCAATGTCAACAGGATTCTTTTTGAGCCAATGACTCCTCAGACAGAGGTGATGCTTTCTGAATACATCCAGAGCACAATCGAGAATTTTGAGCCTAGAGCCTCTCTGATTGCCGTCAACATTGTTGGTGATTATGACCTCAACACATACACTGTCAACATTGTTTACAACCTGCTAAATAAAGCTGAACCAGTTCAGCTGAATTTCATCCTCAACCGAGTAAGATAATGGCAAACACGACGTCTATTGATCTAGTCAGCCTAGATTTCACTACGCTAAAAAACTCGTTAAAGACGTACCTAAAGGGTCAGGCTGTCTTTCAAGATTTTGACTTTGAAGGATCAAACATCAATGTTCTCCTTGATCTATTGACGTACAATACTCAGCTCAATGCCTTTTATCTTAATATGGTTGCAAGTGAAATGTTCTTAGACAGTGCACAGCTAAGAGACAGCATTGTATCTCATTGTAAGGAGTTGAACTATCTTCCTAGATCATTCAGATCAGCTGAAGCATCTGTAAACTTAAGAATTACATCAAGTTCTAGTTCAACTCAATCAGTGTCAATTCCAAAAGGTACGTCATTTTCAGCAAAGGTAGGGAGCAACAACTTTACCTTTACAACAGCAGAATCTTTGATTATCTCAAATGGAACATCCAATGCAACTGCATCTGTTTTTGTTGCAAACTCTGTTTCTATCTTCGAGGGAACATACATTACTGACACATTTGTAACTGATTATGCAAATACGAGCCAGAGATTTGTTCTAGGAACGCCTACTGTAGATACCAATAGCCTTACGGTAACTATTATTGAGAACAGTGGCGCAAACTCACTCAATTATGTTACTGCCACATCTTTGTTTGGTGTCAATTCATCTTCTCAAGTGTTCTTTATCCAGGGTGCAGAAGATTCTAAGTACGAAATAGTGTTCGGTGACAACACGTTTGGCAGAAGACCTGCTGACAACTCGGTAGTTGTGGCAGAGTACAGAATTTCTAGCGGCGAGCTTCCAAACGGAGCTGCAAAATTTACTGCTGATGGATCAATTGATGGGCATGCAAATGTGGTTGTCACCACTGTTGTGAACTCTGATGGGTCTCTTGCATCTGCATCTGGTGGTTCAATCAACGAGACAATATCTTCAATCAAGTTCAATGCTCCTAGATACTTTGCATCACAAGAAAGAGCTATCACACCAGAAGATTATGAGACTCTATTGCAATCAAACTTTCCTGAGATTCAGGCTATCTCAGTCTACGGAGGAGAGGATCATGACCCACCTCAGTATGGCAAAGTATTCATCTCAGTAGACATTGCAAATGCTGATGGTGTTCCTGATTCCAAGAAATCTGTGTATTCGAGCTTTATTTCTTCAAGAACAGCTCTTTCAATTGATCCTGTGTTTATCAACCCAGAATTCATGTACGTCAAGATAGACTCTTCTGTCGATTACAACGTCAGGTTGACATCAAAGACCTCAGGAGACATTCAATCGCTTGTTGCGCAGAAGATAAGCAATTACAATACAAACAGTCTAGAAGATTTTAAGGCTACGCTTCGTTACAGCAAGCTTGTCGAGGCAATAGACAGCGCTGATACGAGTATTGTTGGTAACCAGACAGACATTAGAGCAATTGTGAAATACAGCCCCACATTAAACACAAATACACGCTTTACGATTTCGTTCAATCTACCAATGACTAATACACTACCTCCAGCAACTGTTGAACACTCTGTTTCCTCTTTAAGATCACTGACTTCATCAACATTCACATTTGATGATGCTGTTTGCATCTTTGAAGATGATGCACAAGGTAATGTGTTTGTATCAACATTGTCAGGATCAACGTTGACAAGACTCAAGAATGTTGGGTCTGTTGATTACGACACTGGATTAGTTACAATAGGTGACATTATAATTTCAGATTACAGTGGAAACGGGATTAAGTTCTACGCAATTCCAAGAGACAAAAACATCTACTCTTCAAAGAATGTGATTCTTAAGATTAATGATGAGGATGTGACAATCACTGTCAATCCAGTAAGAGAATGACATGAAAGCAATTGAGCACAGCATTACATCTCTGATAGCTGGGCAGTTTCCAGGATTCTATAGGGAAGAAGGCCCTCTGTTTGTTGAGTTTGTTAAGGAATACATTTCTTGGCTCCAATCAACAAATAATCCTCTTTTCCACTCTAGAAGATTGACTGAGTACAGAGACATTGATCAGACAGTAAATGACTTTATTTCTCACTTCAAAAACAAGTATCTATCTGGTATTAACTTTGATACGACTACAAATAAGCGTTTTTTGGTCAAGCACATTCAGGACATTTATAGATCAAGAGGGTCTCAACAGTCCATTGATTTATTGTTCAGACTAGTTTTTAACGAAACACCATCTTTTTACTACCCAGGCCACGATGTTCTGAAGCCCTCTGATGGCAAATGGTTTATTCCAAAATACATTGAATTAACTGCACTAGACACAAACTCAAGGCTTCAATCAAAGCAAATCAGAGGTCTTTCTTCAGGTGCAACGGCGTTTGTTGAAAATATTGTCAGAAGAAGATTCAATGGTAGATATGTTGACATAGCATATCTGTCAGACTTAAAAGGAAACTTTGAATTCAACGAGCTCGTCTCAGATAGTGATTCAGTCGTAGACGCCCCAAAAGTTACAGGTAGTGTCAATAGGATAGACATTATTACTCCTGGGCAAGATTTTGCAGTTGGCGATGAAGTTCAGTTTTTATCAAATACAATTGAAGGATACACAGGCACTCAAGGTAAAGGTATTGTAACTGAAGTTGATACTGAGACTGGAATTGTAAACTTCCAAATTTTGGATGGAGGCTGGGGATTTACAGTCAGTGTCAGCAACACTAGCACAACAACTACCGTTGCGCAGAAGATGATCAGATTTAATAATCTGACAAATGCTAACACTGAAATCACAGACTTCTCATTGTATGAGACAATCAAACAGCCACTGGGTAATCTAGTATTTGGAACTGCCAACAACACATTTACTGTTGGTGACATTATTGAAACATACAACGCCGATAACACACTAAAGGCAAACGGTGTAATTGTTGCTGCAACAGCAAACTCAACTCAAGGTTCAATGCTTGTTCAGAAGGTTTCTGGTAACGTTGAAACTGGATCGACAGCGAACGCAACAGCTTCTCCTGTTCTTGCAGCAGGAGCAATTAGAAAACAAGGAAATTCAATCACTGCTCTAATTACATCAACCACAGATGAGACAGTGACGGCAAATGTGTTTGCACAGAACACAACATTCGTTGGTGTTATCAATGTTACGTCTGGAAAGGCCTTCAGTAATGGCCCAGGTAATTTCTTCTATGGTTTGACTTCTAATTCATATGCAAATGTTCTCTATATTGGAACTGGATCAGCTGCTGATTTTGAAGTTGGATCTACTACTCTAAACGAAGATGTCACAATTTGGCCAGATCTCCTTAGAGCAAATAACACTGGCAATGTTCCGTTTATGAGTCTCAAAGTGACAGGAGCAGGATCAAATGTAGGATCTAAGGATGTCAAGAGATTCTTGGTGTACGAAGGTGGAACTGGATATGACAACACCGATACTATTTCTACAACTGGAGGGGGAGGATCTGGAGCCACTGGATCGATTGTCACAAATACATCTGGTGGGATAATCTCAGCTACCGTGACAAACGGAGGCTCAAACTACACAGGTAATCCTACTATAGTAATCTCTACTACAGGAGGTACAGGTGCAAATGTAGTTGCGTCTTTTGCTTACGGTTTCATTAAATTTCCTGCAGGTCACGCAAACACATTAATTTTTGACTTGCTGAGAACAGCGTCATTGACGATTGGTGAAATCGTATCACTGACTGGAATCAATCCAGGCACAAATTACAATACAGATCCATTTGTTGAGGTCAAAAACCAAGACATTGCTGGTTATAACAAAAAAGACTATATTCTGACAATTTCAACCCCGTCATTCCCATTCATTGTCGGTGAGACGGTTGAGCAAACAAATTCTGTTGCAACTAAGGTAATTACATTCAACACGTTTGCAGGAGGAACAGCTGCAAATGGTGCCTCAACCACAAACTTTGACATTGGGGAGCAAATTTATCAGACTGTCGGTGGATCTGAGGTTGCAAATGGTGTTGTAGTCTCTTCTGCTCTTGTTACTGCTACCACAGGAAGCGTCGAAGTAAAAGACATTGTGGGAACATTTGTAAACACATCACCAAACATAATAGCTGGTAGATCATCTGGTGTAACAGCAAATGCATCAATCATAACGACTGACACACTAGACACAATAGCTAAAGGCATTGTTCAAACAGGATCTAATTCTTCTACGCTGTTTGTCAGAAGAATTTCATTTGGTACTGATTTTCTTCCTACTGCTTGTACTAGCTACATTGTAGGAAAAACATCAGGCGCATGTTCAACAATCACATCAGTTGGTGAAAACTCTAATTCTAGACCTATTGGATTCAATGCAAACATTACTGCTAATGCATCAACTGCAAACGGTGTTCTTGCATCTGTGTCAATCATAGATTCTGGGTTTGCGTACACTAACAGTGAGATCGTATCTATTTCAAAATCAGGCAATCCTTTTATTGGTACAGGTAAAATCACCCTTTCTAAACAAGGAACAGGTCAAGGATTCTACAAAGATCAAAGAGGTTTTGTCAGCGGAAAAGTCTACATTCATGATGGTGAATACTACCAAGATTACTCATACGAGGTACAGAGCAGACTTGCTTTTGAAAAATACTCAGACATGCTTAAGAACGTTGTTCACGTAGCAGGCACAAAGATGTTTGGTGCAATTGAACTTAGCTCGGATGTTGATCTATCTATAAATAGAAACATACCTACTGTTGATATATTCGTTAATCTGACTTTGACAAACTTGACAGGAACATTTACAGTAGATGAAGTCGTGCACCAGCCTAATGTCGCATCTAGTGTTGCAACAGGAGTAGTGACATTTGCAAATTCTACTTACATAACGATGAAGACAATAACTGGTGATTTTGTTGCAAACACAGCCACTGATCCTAACAGGACAATCCAGGGAGCTAACTCAGGTGCAACAGCGAACGCAACAGCAGTCAACATAGAGATTATCTGATGGCAACTTACGGACTAGTCACAAACAACTTCAAATTATTCAATGCCAAGCAGTTCAAGGAATCTTTGACTGAACCTGCAAATACAATCTATTACACATTTGCAAGCAAATCTGTTCCTTTTTCTAATTCAGACACTGTGATTGCTCCTAACAATAGCACAGCTCAGACATATCTAGATGTTGGCCAACAGATGATCTTAGGCAAAAGAGTTGCAAACACTGATGTAGTGTTGATGATTCCAAGATATGACTGGACCACAAACACAATCTATACTGCATATGACCATGATGATGGTAACTTGTTCAACGAACAGTTCTATGTAGTTGTTGACGAAACATCTGAATACAATGTATTCAAAGTCCTCAACAACAATGGTGGAATTCCTTCTACCCAAGCTCCATCCAAAGCATCGACATCAGCAAACGATCACTATTATGCGACGTCTGATGGATACGAGTGGAAGTACATGTATACAATTACCACTTCAGACTGG